CCAGGGACCACCCGCGACACGCTTACCGCGTGCCAAACGATCACTGACACGGAACTCGGGGCGTTCTTCACCAAGACCAATGGTGTGTTGAAGTTCATGGACCGCAACGCGATCGTGAAAGCCCACGCGTCCACTCCGAACGAATACGTGGACAGCGGCTCGGGGATCTACTACGAATCGATCGATTTCGATATTGACGATACCGTGTTGGCTAATGACGTCACTGTCCAACGCACCGGCGGTTCTGCCCAGAACGTCACTGATGCCGCTTCGATCTCGTCGTTCTTCGAGCGCGACCTGTCCCGCACCGGTTTGTTGATGGATTCGGACGCTGACGCACTCCAGCAGGCGAAGGCGATCTTGAATGAGCGGAAAGACCCGGAACTGAGGATCGGCAGTATCACCATAGACGCCTACCAGGACACGAGCGCACGGGTGATCGCGGCGTTGGACACCGAACTGTTCGACCCGATCAAAGTAACCCGTACCCAACCAGGCGGTGGGACTGTGGTCCGCACCTTGTCCGTCCAGGGTATCGAGCATACGATCTCACCTTCTTCGTGGAAGACGACTTTCCAGACGGCTGAGAAGATCTTGGACGGGTTCATCCTTGACAGTTCGACAAGTGGTATACTGGGCACCAACGCCCTGTCCTATTAGGAGGCGATAGTGGCTGGCGCAGGCAAGAAAACCTGGAGTACGGGCGACGTCTTCACGGCGTCGGACCTCAACACGTATTTGATGGAGCAGTCCATCATGGTGTTCGCTACGGCGACGGCCCGAGACGCAGCGATCACTTCACCGTCGGATGGCATGTTCAGTTACACGACGACGACACCGGCTGACACGCTGTCGTACTACAACGGGGCGGCCTGGGTAGCGGTTGATCTCGCCGGGGACATCACCGGGATCACGACCGCTGCGAACTCGTCGCTGTCGGGAGGCGCTACCTCAGGGACGGTGACGCTTACGGTCGATGTGAACAACACGACCTCGGTCACAGCGGTTGCCGCTGATTACGTTCTGATCGCCGACACGAGTGATTCCAACGCCACCAAGAGGGCGCTGATTTCAGACATCACGGCGCTGGTTCCCCAGGGTGACTTGACCGGGTTGACGGCAGGTGTCCTCATTGACATCACCGCTGCGACTGGCCCGGTGCCGACTATCGACGTGGACCTGTCGGAAGCGTCCACCTCCACTAGCGACGCTGACGGCGACTTCTTCATCGTGGTTGATGCCGCTAACGCTCAATACAAACTGACGAAGGGCAACATTGCTCTGTCAGGGTTCAACAACGACAGCGGGTTCGTGACGTCGGCGGTGTCTTCCGTGACCGGCACGTCTCCTGTAGTATCCTCGGGTGGGACGACTCCCGCCATTTCGGTCGATACGCAAGACGCAAACTTTGTCCTCGCTGGGCAAGTATTCTCAGGTTAGGAGAACCACATGGCAACATTCAGTAAGGAATATCTGAGCACGAGCGCCCTCGGGGAGCCGACTCTCAGTACCAGTACCACGGCGGGGTCACCCACCCCGATCCACATGACCGGAACGTCGGCCACGGTGGAAGACGAGGTGTGGCTCTACTGCTCCAACTCCCATTCGGCTGACGTGGAATTGATCTTGTTCTTCGGCTACACGAACGGCTCGGTGCCGACTGCACCGGCCAGCACCCTGTACCAGACGATCACGACGAAGGCGGGCATGACGCTGGTTATCCCCGGCCTGGTGATGACCGGCAACGGTTCGACGGGCACCGTGGTGGCGGCCTACGACGCGACGGGTTCGGTCCTGAACCTGTGGGGTTACGTCAACCGAATCACGGTGTCCTAATGCCAAGGATCGAAAAGTTCTTTGCTACAAGTCAAGTAGCGAACTGGATGTCCGATTCGGTCGGTGCTTCCGCTGGTGGCGGGATCATCGCTATCGGTGGTGATACGGCCATCTATCCCAACCCGGCGGGCGGCTACTACCAGACACACACCATCACGGCGACCGGGAACTTCACGATGGCGTCCGGGTCAGTTGACGCCGAGATCATCGTGATAGGTGGCGCTGGGGGCGGCACTAACAATCCATCCACCGGCTACGGGCCGGGTTCCGGTGTTGCTGCTAACGGCGGTGGTGGAGGCGCAGGCGCCTACGTCGAGATGGCCCCTACACCACTTAGCCCTACTGGTGGCCCCGCAGGGAACGGCGTCTACCCAATCGTCATCGGCGCTGGGGGCGCTATGGACAATGACGGGAACGACACGACTGGGTTTGGTACGACCGGTCCCGGTGGGGGCCGTGGAGGCTTCGACAGGCCAGCACCCGGAAACGGCAACCCTGGCGCTTCAGGCGGTGGCGGAGCGGGTACAAGTGCGTGGTGGCCCGCTCCCGGCGGGTCGGCTGGCGGTACCGCCGATGCCCCGACTGCGGTGATTCAAGGCACAAACGGAGGGAGTGGAGGTGCCACTGGCACCTACTACTACGTTGCGGGTGGTGGCGGTGGCGGTTCTGGCCCCGGATCAGGCGCAGGAAGCCCACTTAGCACAGGTCCGCACTACACGCAGGCGTATGGGGGTGTAGGTGGGGCAGGCGTAGCGACCACGATTATGACGGGTTCCACGGTGTACCTGTGTGGCGGCGGTTACGGATACGGCGCAGCGGGTGCCGGTCCCGGTAACAGCGGGCCGAACACGAACTATCAGACCCCAGCCGGATACGGCTCCCCGGGGGGCGTCAACGGCATGGTGAACAACCTCGGGACAGGCGGCCAAGGGCAGGCAGGCGGCCCGTTCCCCGGTGAGGCCGGGGGGTCGGGGGCTGTGATCGTCCGCTTCCCGATTGGAGCCTGAACATGGGTATCTACGTTTTCGCTGAGATCGACCCATCAACCAGTCATGTCCTCCGAGTGCTGTCAGTGTCTGACGAGGACGCTGCCGACGAAGCCGCAGGGGAGGCGGTCTGCCAACATCACACCGGTTCAACAAACCAGTGGATCGCAGGCCGTACCGATTCGTTGCTCCGTAAGAACCGGCCCGGTATCGGGATGCTCTACGACGGGAGCCGCGATGCCTTCCGGGTGGAGGAGGGGCCGTACCCGTCGTGGGTACTCAACGAGGGCACCTGCCGGTGGGAGGCACCCGACCCGCCGGGACCGGAACCTGAGAGCACGACCTTCCTCTACTGGGATGAAGAAACTACCTCTTGGGCCGACACGGAGAAGCCCAAGACAGCCCCATGAGACGAGAGTTTTACTTCCTGAGTGGGCTACCTCGGACGGGCACCACTGTTCTGTGTTCAATCCTGTCGCAGAACCCGATCGTCTACGCCGGGCCGAACTCCCCGGTGTGCCAACTGATGTGGGATGCCCAGGCCTCCTGTCAGGGATTGGCAAGCGAGGAACTACGAGAAACGAACCGGGCTGACTTCCAAGACGAGTTCGTAGGGAACATCCCGCACCTGTTCTACCGAGCGACCTCACGGAACGTCGTGGTTGATAGGTGCAAGTCGTGGATGCTCCCCGCGAATGTCTCCATGATCCAGCGGTACATCACTCCCGACCCGAAGGTGATTGTGATGACTCGCCCTTTGGAGGAAGTCATCCAATCGTTTGTCGGGTTGAACCGCCGAAACGGCGTGGACATCACCTACGACAGACAGTGGCACGACCACGCCGACCGGACGATCCAGACAGCCGCCGGGGTGGAGTGGGCGCGCGGTACCCGTCGTCCCGAGTACCACTTTGTGGAGTACGCCGACCTGATTGAACGGCCCGAAGAAACGATCCGGTCAATCTACGAGTTCTGTGGCTGGGAGCCGTTTGTCCACCACTTCGCTGACATCGCCTGCGCCCACCCGGCTAACGATTCCCAGTACGCCCTCCAAGGACTACATGAAGTGCGCCCCCGATTGGGTTATCGCCAAGAGAAGGTAGGAGCAGCGTGACCGACACTCTCACCACCGCTCAGGCTCAGTTGACAGCAACACCGCTTTGGGTGGACCCGTTCATCTGCCAATACCAGATGTCGGACACGACCTGTTGCCCCGAGTCGATCCTCAATGCCAACCGGTCGAGCCGGTGGAACCAGTCGATCACCACGGGTGGGAGCAGCCTCTACGAGCGGGACTCCGACCAACTCCACTTCATGGCCGAGTCGCCACCGGTTGAGCACGAACCGATCCTCGCCTTCGCTCAGGAGTGCCTAGAGCACTACTGCAAGGAACGTAAGCACGCCGGGGATGTTCCCCGCTTCGGGTTCGCAGAGGGGTACAACGTCCTCCGGTACAAGCCTGGCGAGGCTTACCACGCCGTCCACTCAGACGGTGGCGCTGGCGGTCCTACCGCTAACCGGCACCTCACGTTCACCATGTTCCTCAACACGATCACCGACGGCGGTGAGTTGGAGTTCCCCCAGCAGGGCGTCAAGGTCGCCCCGGTTGAAGGTCGGGCGGCGATCTTCCCCGCAGCGTGGATGTACGCCCACCGGTCGCTTCCAGCCACGGTGGACCGGTATGTGTTCAATGTCTTCTACGGGTTCCTCCCGCCAGCATGACTTGGGCCAAGTGGCGGCTCGGCACCGGCATCGGTTACGAGGAAGCCAAGTCTGAGATCGGCGCCGCTGATCTGGACTTCGTTACCCGCTACGCGCTGTGGCAGGAGTCGATCACCCCGGAACGGCACGACGACCAGTCGCCGGGGATGCACGCCGCCTACAAAGACCCCGTGATGCAGTTCCTCCACGCCCGCCTCTGGCCCCGCATGGAGGAAGTCACCGGCCTGACCCTGCTGCCGACCTACACCTACATGCGGGTCTACCGACCGGGCGCAATCTTGGAAGCGCACAAGGACCGCCCGGCCTGCGAGGTGTCAGCCAGCCTGCTGGTCGGCACCAACCAGGACGAGTCGTGGCCTCTGTTCATCGAAGGCGAACAGATCACCCAGCGACCCGGTGAGATGGCCGTCTACCGGGGATGCGAAGTGGAGCATTGGCGGGAGCCGATGACCGGCCCACCGGATGCGTTCCATGTTCAACTGTTCGTCCACTACGTTGATGCCGACGGCCCGTACTCAATGTGCGCCGGAGACAACGACCGTCCCGAGATGAGGAACTGATATGAGTCAGCAGAAGGCAGCAGCGTCCGCTTACGGAGTGCTGAAAGGCGACGAGGAACTTGTCGTGTCCAGCACGGCTGTCCCCCTGGCGTCGATCGCTACGGGGGCGTTGACGGGACTGATCACGAACGGTGCCGAACCTATCCGGGTCCGTTGGGGCACCCCGACCGCCTCCCTGGGCCATTACTTGAATCCGTATTCGGTGTTAGAGGTATTCAACAGCATGCCCGACATCAAGTTCATTCGGGCCGGGTCATCGGACAGCACGATCTTCGTTACTTACTTCGGCTAGGAGGCTGACATGGGCGGGCGCATCAACCAGAGGGTCGATCAGGTCCCGACCGGGGACATCACGCAGGTCGTGGCGGGTCAGTCATTGTCTGGTGGCGGTGTCGCCGGGGCGGTGACTCTGAATGTCGTGCTGGAGGACGCCGACCTGATACTGGCTGCCTCCGTGTTCTCAGGGTAGGACGGCTCGTGACTATCCCGACGACCAAGACCAGCGTACAACTCGACCAACTGCACCCGAAGTTCGTGGTCCGGCTCGAGGCGTTTTTCACCGACCGGCGCATCCAGGGGAAAGTAGCGGTCAGTTCCGGGTGTCGGACCTACGCCCAGCAGATGTACTTTTTCAAGAAGTACCTGAAAGGCGGGAACCTGGCTGCTAACCCTGACCGTCGTTTCGGCGCGAAGGGGTTGGATGGCCAGGGGATCTGGCGAGGGTCATGGCACATGGAGCAGTTGGACGGTTGGTGCTACGCCGTTGATCTGCAACAGTTGGACAAGAAACTGCCAAAGCCCGAGATCAACAAGATTGCTACTTCGTATGGGGTGGTACCTACGATCCAGGACCGGGAATGGTGGCACCACCAGCCCAGGCGGGGGGTCGATTGGTTCGAGGCCCCGGCACTCACTGGTGAGCCGACCGAGAAACCAGACGCGCCCGAACCGGTCATGGACTGGTTGGGGATAGCGAAGATGTTACATGCCCAACGGGGGGAAGTGTCATCCACCCCACTGAGACGAGGTTCCAGGGGCGGCGCGGTGAAGACCGCCCAGAAACGACTCGGCGCTATCGGGTTCGATGCTGGGGTGCCTGATGGGATCTTCGGGCGCAAGACCACCAGCGCCGTGAAACGGTACCAGAAGGGGGCCAATGTCCACCCGGTTGACGGAGTGATCGGCCTCAAAACGTGGGACGCCATGTGGCAACCGGCTGGTGACATATCGGGACTGTACAAATGAGATTCCCACCGTGTTGACCCCCAAGTGGTAGGCTCTTTCGGATAGAGGAGGACTGATTATGGCTCAGACCCGGGCGTACATCCAACACACTTTCGCCAACCGGATCGACACCGAACATCTGCAGGAGACACTCACCACTAAGGGCTACCACCCTGGTGGGGTGGACGGCCGGTTCGGTATCTCGACGATGAGGGCCGTGGTGGCGTTCCAGAACGACCACACCCTGGAGCCGGATGGCAAGGTCGGCCCCGCCACGTGGGCGGCGTTGGACAAGAAAGCCGCTTTGCCGAAGGCCACACCCAAGGCTGAAACACCGGCCGAACCAGAACAGCCTCCGGCCGGACAACCACCAGCAGTGAAGAAGCCTGCTGCCAAGAAGGCCCCGGCGAAGAAGCCCGCGGCCGCAAAGGGGTAACCCATGAAACTCGATATCGACCAGTTGAAGGACGTCGCAGAGAGGGCACTATCGACATATGCCCAATCGGTGGTCGGTCTGATCGTCGCCAGCGGCATGACCGACCTGTCACTCTCGACCATGAAGATGGTCGCTGTGTCGGCGGCTCCAGCGGCGCTGTCCATCATCAAGGGGTACCTGGCCAGTGTGCTCCCGGTCGGCGACAAGTCGGCGTCGGTGCTCCAAACCTCTTCCTGACCTCTCCGGGGCCTCCCGTGGCCCCTCCCTTGGCTTTTCGGGCCGTTCCAGGGTGTTCGTGCCCCCCCGGGAAAGAAGCCAAGGGAAGGCAAAGGAAACGGAGCAGCCCTGAGGGGGCGCAGCCTAACGGCTGGTGAGGATCACCACCGCCTGCTGGCCATACCCAGTCAGCACGTGGATGATCCCGGTGTTGCCGGGAGTCGTCTCACGTTCGACCGGTGGCCCGCCCTCGAACTGGCGGCGGTAATCGACCAGCCCACCATCTCTCAGTTCCATCAACCGGGTGCAAGCCTGGTTGGGTGAGATCGGCCGTCCGGCCCCGTTGCGGATCAGGTCTGCGATCTCGTAACCGGTCAACCCATCGGGGTGTATACGGAGGGCGAACAACGCCTGGGCCTTCTGCGACCCGGACTTGACTTGGGCTGCAGCCCGGTGCGACGTGAGCGGGTGGTCGTTGCCGACCTTGCCGCCGATCTTGCCCGGGTCGAAACCCCACAGGGTTGGTTGGTCACTCATCCATCTCTCCTCATCTTGCGGACATTTCGTTTGATCTTCTCGAACACTGGGTCGTCGTAGGGGAGGTCGCCGAAGTCCCATTCCGCTCCGTCGTTGCCCCTGGCCCGGTCGAGCCGGTCGATGGTCATCTCCCAGTCGATGCGACCTTGGTCGTCTTCGTAGGCGAGCGAGTCGGCTGCTTCGATCATCTCGTCGGTGACGTCGGCAGGCACCCGGACCTCGACCGACGGCTTGGGCTTCATCCGCTCGTCGTGCGCCGCCTGCTCTCCAGGGGTCATCGCTTCGTACTCGGCCTGTCGCCGAGCGACCTCGGCGTCGATCTTGGCCTCCCACTCGGCTTTCATCTCGGCTTCTCTAATGTTCATCTGCCGGGACGTCTCAGTGATCATGGCCAATGCCTCCGGGCTGAGTCCCATCGGGTTCCCACTCATCGTACCCACTCCCACAGGTTGAACTGCCACATCCCGTGTTGGCGCTTGGGTTGCGGGAACTGCGGGAACTGCTCAGCCCATGCGCTCCGGGTCGGGGCGTCGGCCACCAGTTTGTCCATCTTGGACTCCAATCCGTTCTGCCTGTCACGCAACTCCCGGATCTCGGGGTCGCCCCAGCCTCGATCGGGGAGCGACGCCTGCCGGGTGTCGACCTCCTGGGCCAGTTTGGTGTAATCAGCGAGGAGCCGCCCACAGACCACAGCCCGGTGCTTCCCCAGTTCGCGCTTCTCAGCGGACCGGGCCGCCTGGACCTCCCGGTTGGCAGCCAGCCGGGCCAGGGCCGCCTCCCGTTCGGCACCGACCAACGGTCGGCCCTGGCGGGGGGCGGTGTACCGGACCTTGTTCGCCTTGAACTCGGCCCTCAGGTCATCGTGGGCTGCCTTGCCCAACTCGTTGCGGACCAACAGCAGGTAGCAGAACCCGAACTGCCAACCGTGGGACTGCCACGGACCGTCCCGGTCCAGTTTGCCCCCGACACAGGTCACCACGTGGCGGCGAGTGAACATCTGCAGAACGTGTGCCATCTCGTGGAGCATCACCGATTCGGTGCGTGCCCACAACGGGGCGTTGATGCGGATAACCCCACCGCCCCAACCACCGCGGGCAATCCGGGTACCGGCTCCGCTCTTGACATGGATGCGGGAGTTGGCCAGGCCCGGCCAGTTCCGCTTGAAGTAATCCTTGTTGACGATCCGGGCGATCCACGCCTCGATGTCGGCGGTGGTTTCCAGGGTGTGGCCTTTGGCGAACGGGGTGGTCGCCCCATCACACCGATAGACCCTGGACTTTTGGACGTCGTGCCTCGACTGGCTAGCCATCACTTGGCCTCGTCGGCGTAGTCGTGGAAGAAGCCTTTTGCGAACGGCTCTGTGATCGACCGGGCCTCCACTCTGGTGTTGAGCCGGATGACCGAAACGTCGCCGGTCGGGTCAACGAGGATGGTGAACCAAACGTGACGGCCTCCGGTGAGTCGGCCCGTGTGGTCGGCCCGGCAGGCCCTGGTGACCGTGATCTGGTAGTCACCCACGGTGCGGGTTGAGCGGCTTGTGTTCGGCTGCGGCCAATCGGTGTAGCCGCCTGAGCGGAGCATCGTGTGGATCTGGTCTTGCGTCGGGGGGTTCTTGCTTGTCATTACTCGACCGTCCAGAGCGGGGCCGTGTTCAGGCTGCCTTTCGGCTCATGCTCGCAGCAGGGGCCAACATCAATCCCCATCGTGAGGTCATGCTTGGTCGGGTGGGGGACTGGGATCTCGAAGGTGAGAGCCTTGCCAAGCGGGATCGCCCCGCCGCACCGGTCACAGGAGGTGGTCATCAGTTGACCGCCTTGTCGATCCTGTTGATCATCGCCTTCGCCGACTGGACCACGCCGAACCACCGCATCCGCTCAGCACCCCACTCCGCTGAGGCTTCGTCGGATGCCCACTCGACCCGGTAGGTCGCCTCCTCACGGAGAACGGCGAGGCCATCAGCATCGAGTTCGAGCGTGATACCGGCCTTCGTCGTCTTGATCACCGGAGCCAGGGCGACCTTCGACAAGCGAGCGAGGTACTCGTCGTAGTGATCGTCACCGGGTACTTTGCCGTGAAACGCTGCATCTTCGAAGATCGCACTGACCGTCTCCTCGAACGCATGGCTCATTGTGACTTGATACTTCATGGTGGTTCCCTCCTTGTGGGTTCCTGTCGTTTCCATAGGAGTAGTTTACCATACGGGGGTATAGGAACGCAAATCGGGAAGGCTCCCACGCTGGTCGGTGGCCGCCCGGTAGACTGGTCAACAGTGGTACCCGATGAAGACTGGCGACGCCAGGCAGCGTGCAAAAACCAGCCGGTGATCCTGTTTTTCCCCGACCGATGGGAAACAGCGATCTCGGCGAGAGAGATCTGCGCGACCTGTCCCGTCCAGGAAGAATGCACCGAATACGCGCTACTCCACCGGATTGAACACGGGATCTGGGGAGGCATGAACGTCAGGCAGCGG